ACTTCGCCACACTGCGCGCAACTGGCGAGCAGCTTCTCGCTTCGTGCAGTTATTCTCGGCAGGATGTCCCCAAGCATAGTAGGTCGCCTTTCGCTCGCCTGCGAGTAGAATGCTGACGCCCACGGGCGCGGGCGGGTAGTCCGGCCGCCCGCGAATGGGCATCGTCTCGAAGTCGATGGTGTGGACTTTCACAGCCCGACGATCCTCCACCACCACTTGATCAGCCACCGCACGACGCTCATGTGCCTGCGCTGTATCAGCGGCGTGCGGTGCGGCCAGCCGATCAGGTCAGGGTCTGTCACGGGAACCGTTCCCATAGTCGGATGGCGGCTGCCGCCAGCCCGCCCAGCGCGACAAAGAACACAATGAAGTGGGCGGCCAGCACAAGCGCAGTTTTCATAGTTTCGCTCCTTTGGCATGGATACCTTCGTGCTCGACAACGCCCAGATCAGGATCGCCCCGCAAGTGCCGGGCGATGGCCTTGCGCCACAGCATACCCTGCGGGGTTTCTATTGGCAACCACCCCGGCGTTCTGGGCTGGTAGGTTAAATGACGATAATGAGCTCTGACTTCGTGCAGCCTCTTGTGGTGCGTGGCCAGCATCTTCTCAATGTAGGGCCGCACCTCTCGCACCCGCTTGGGTATCTCAAGCTCCACAAAGCGGCGCGGCTGGTAGGGGTGCGTGGCGTTGTGGGCGATAAACCGGCCCCTGGGGCGCACGGGCGGCCCTACACGTGTAGCGGGGCTCGCCAGCAGCGCCAGGGCGATAACCGTAAGGCGCACGAGCCCGGCGAGCTCCGCGGTCATGATTTGGACCAACTCTTTATAGTCCTTAGGCAAGTTACGCACGGCGTCGGGATGCAGGCTGGGCACAGCGTAGCCACGCAGAACCTCCAGGTCCATACCTTCGGTGTAGCCCCACACGGCGGCGCACTCGAAGAGCTCTTGCTCCACGGGTTCTTTGAACAGGTAGAACCCCATCGGCCATGGGAATATGCTCCTGCATGTTTCGTCATGCTCGAAGCAATTCAGGTGCATGGCCCCATTGATCATGTGCACGAGAATGCCCGTACGCGCCTCGGGTTGCCGGTGGACGTACGCGAAGTCCTTGCCGTGGATCGCGCGGCGCTCTTGCAGCATCGGCTGGCTGGGAAACTCGATCCACACAGAATCCGCAGCAGGCCACGCCAAGTCCATGTATTGCTTGGCGCGGGCCGGGTAGCATTGGGATAGTTGGACGATGGTGCGGATCAGGTTCTCGTCCAGCACGTAGCGTTCGGCTTTGCGCATGACCCCCACGAGTCTCGTTATGTCGATGACCTTGTTGCTCGTGAACGGGACGGCGCGCGGGTTGACCGCCAGCATCATATCGGCGAGCATCTTCATTTCATACGCGCCTTGCCGAGCATCACCATCAGGTTGCCGACGATGGCATCATTTCTGTTAGCGTACCATGCGGTGCCTAGGAGATTAAAGGGCAGGCCGATCAGCTTGCCTTCCTCGTTTACCAGACCATCGGCCTGATAAGTTCTTTTCGTGGCGCTGCTGAAGTAATGCAGCGTGATGTGCTCGATGTAGCCGTCGACGGCTTCTTTCATCGTCTCGAGCGATGGTTCTTCGTCGGCTTCGATGAAGTCGATATCGTGAAAACTACAGTGGTCAGGGCTAATGATCGCCCATCCACTGACGTTGTTGTTCAGGGCTTCGAGCAGGTTCATAACAGTCTCCTTGAAAACAGGGTGGGGCGGGCCGCAGCCCGCCCCGGCAGGTTAGCACGCCTAGGCGCGGCGGCGCAACTTCTTGTTTTCCACCGGCGTCGGCGCTTCGTCCGCTGGCGGCGGCGTGTACGGAAAGTCGATGCCCGCCTTGGCGGTGGCGTGCCGCGCCATGATGATGGCGATCAGTTCGTTGTCGATTTCCTCGATCACCTCAAACTCGACCTTGAACTGAGATCGAGGATCGGGCACCACCGCGATGTTGGTGATGATGCCGTGCGGCGGTCGCCTCATGTTGGTCGCCACGTCGCGGACGAAGGTGCTGTAGTTGCGCACCGACATGACGGGTAGCTTCATGTAGGCGATTTCCGACTTCTCGTAGTCGTCGGTGTCGTCGTACAGTTCCAACTCCAACCCGGCGTTGCGCCCCTTGCCCTGGGGCTTGTACACACCAGCGGGGATCATAGCGAGACGCATGCTGTTCTTGCACGCCTTGCCCCGGCCCACGGGCGCGCTGCCCCACTCATTCTTGGGACATGCCCGGCAGGTTTCGCTCTGACGCTCGAAGTAGTCGTCTTGGTCGACGGCTTCGTGGGGCTCCATTTCGCTCTCGCTGTGCGCGAACGCGAAGCAGATCGGGCTCGCCGGTACGTCCGGGTCGAACGGCTTGTCATAGTAGTAGTTCTCGATAATGTCGGCCAGGATTATCACCGGCACTTGGTTGCCGGGCAGCGGCTCACCGTCGAAGGTGAGTTGTCCCGCCCGCATCGAGAAGAACTTGCCGCCCCCCGAGGATCGCTGCCCGCCTGCCGCGATCTCGGCTTGCGCCGCCATCTCCTTTTCCCAATCCACGATTGCCGTTCCAGGTTTCTTAGCCATTGTCTTTCTCCAGGCTACGAGTTAACATGATTAACCCAACGCCCCAGGCTAGCACGCCCAGGGCGCGGGCGCAAGGGGCGCGGGCGCAAGGGGCGCTAGTGCACGGGGGCGTCTTCGCGCTCCAACGCTTCATAGTCTTCCGTTATGGCGGTGTAGAACGCCAGCGCCGCGCGGATGTGCGGATCGTGCATGCTGTTGACGATCAGCGTTCGCATCTTCGTCTTATCCTCGGGCGTGCACTCGAAGAAGGTGCAGGCGAGACGAAGGTGGTGGATCAGCAGCACCATGGCTTCGGACTCGCTGACGGGGTAGTTGTGGTCGGGCATAGTGACGTCGTACATGGTCATTTCTCGAAGGGCTTGAGGCGAACGGTCAGCGACACGCCGACGACGGTGAAGGCTTCCCAGCCCGGTATCTCGACGTTGTCTTCGATACGGGCTTTGAAGGCGCTTTCGGCGACGCGCTTGTGCAGCAGGTCCCACGACTTGGTCTTGGCGACCCAGGCGAAGAACACGGGCCAGTCTTTAACCACCGGCTTCTCGTTCTTGGTGATCTCGACCTTATGGGTCTTGCCCACCGCGCCGCCGCTGCCTTTGTCCAGGTTGTCGATGATGTACTCGATCAGGGCCTGTTCGCGGGTTTTAAGCGCAGCCGCCACTTTGTCTGCGTCGAGCCGCTCCTGCCGGTACCTGTACAACAGGTCCGCGCACGCGCCCATGGATTTGGGGAATTTCTCGGGCTTGCTCATTTAAGCATTCCTGCGAGGATGTCGAACGCCTTTATCAACCCAGCAGCGGCCTCTTCGGCTCTTGCGTGCGTCAGATAATAAATGCCAGATACCTTGGTTTCGTCATCGACAACGATAGCGGGGTAGAACCGGCCACCGCGCTCGACCACGATCCCATAGATGGGGCCGTTGGCATTGTAGTTTGATCGAAGATTAACCGACATAACGTGCTGTCCTTGTGCAACGGGTACGGGTACAGGGTACAAGGGGCTCGCCCATTGAGCAAGCCCCTTTGTGGGCCTACTTGCGCAGCGCCCCCGACAATATATCGTCCCTGATCTTGGCCAGGGCTTTGAGCTCTGGATCTTCAGGGTTCGGTGGATCCTTGCGCACGCCAAGCTCGGCGAACTTGACCTCTTCGCCTTTTGGGCCGACGAAGGTGTCGTTCAGCATCCATACGATTTGCTGAAGCCGATAGCGTTCGGACTTGTACTGCTCCATGGTCTTGGGCTTGCCCTTGGTGCGCTCGATGCTGGCGTCGATCTTCTCGAGATCGTGTTCGAGTTGCTGGATCAAGTCCGCCCCGGTACGAAATAGATACGTGACCATTTGTTCTCCTTATTTCTCTTCGAACCACTTGTTAAGAATCTTGTCGACCAACGCGGCGGGCGCGCCGCCCTGCTTGACCAGGGCGACGATGTCTTCGGCGTCGCCATCGGTCATCGTGTCGCGCTGGTCTTGGGTCAGGGTCGCCGCCCACGCCTCGGCGGCGTTGATGTCCGCGCCCGCGAAGTTCGCGTCGACCCATTCGGTCACGTCGGCGGGCGACAGAAACGGCGTCGCCTCCTTACCGATTCCGTCGTTGGCGAAATTCATTTCGTCGATCAGGCCGGTCAGGGCTATAAGTTCGGTTGACATAGTACGTACTCCTTGCAGGGCGGGCTGCCCAGGGGTTAACCTAGCGCGCTTTGGCGGTGTTGACAACCCCCGCGCCCCGGCAGGCAGGACACCAGCGCACCGGCTTGGTCCCGACTCTGCCCGTGCCTCCGCATCTTTTACAGTCGCCGGGCGCGCGCAGGGGCGTCTTGGTCTGGCGTAGAAACGCGCCGAGCCGGTCGTGGGCGCGTTTGAGCGTGCGCCACGCCTCGACGCTGCCCGTGGGGGCGTCCGGGTGGCAAAGCTTGGCCTGGGCGCGGTAGGCGGTCGAAAGCTGGGCGTAGGTGAGGGTGTCGAGGTTGAGCCCCATCCAGTCGGCGGCGGTGCGAGCGTCTTTGTGGTTGATCATATGGGTTTTAGCTCTATGTTGGCGCGCAGCCATGCCGACACCTTTACTCTGGGCGGTGGGTTCAGCCATTTCTTGGCATTGCGGATGGCGAAGTACCGATCTAATCTACCATTGGCCTGTATCGCGTTCCCACCATAGACGTGCTTGAACCCTGCGGCTTTGAGCGCCGTACTCATGCCGTTGATTGTGACATGTCGGTTGGGGTCGTTGCCTTCTTGGCGGTAAATATCAAGCATATCTCGCGATGTAAACAGATCACGTTGGTGTTTCAGGCGTCCCACCACCAGTTTGCCTGCCGGGTAGGCTTTGAGCTCAAGGCACCAGCGGCCCACGTCGCTGGAACCTTCTATCGTCATGACCTTGTGCGCCGTCGTGCGCGGCGGAGCCGTGTGGGGCGCGTAGTCAGGGCTTATCGGGTACGTTTCGTAGAAGTGACGCATATGGCTCAGGCCACCGTTGTCGCGCCACGCGACGAACGCGGTGTAGATGTCGCGAGATCGTTTGGCTTCGTCGGGCACATCGACAATGAACATGCGGCGGTCTTTCGCCTCGATATAGAAAGCGTTGGCGTGGTTGGTCGTGAAAATGTAATTGGCGCAGTCTTCTATAGTTATCAAAGGAACGCCCTTGATATTTATGTAGGCATCTGTTTCAGTAATCATAGTCTTAATACGTTCGTTCTCATTTTTCTTATTACCGTTGGTGATTTCCTCGCCAACGATGAGTTGCTTGGCGCGCTGCCATTCATTGAACGCCGAGTGAAGCTCCGTCGAGTTTATTACGGACATATTCGCCTTGCCAAATATCATACCAAAGCTCTTAGCCGCCAGGGTCTTGCCCACACCCTGCTCTGTACTGAAATAGACTATGGCCTGTTCTAACTTAACGCCGGGGTGTTGGACTTGATAGGCGTGCCAGCTATGCAGCCATTCGGCCTGGGCGCGAGTCAGGCTCTGCCACAGATGCGCCGTGAAATCTAGCCAGGGCGTTACGTCACCCGCCACGCTGTCGCAGCCCCATCCTCGCCATTGATTCAGGCCCTTGTCGGTGATGCGCGGTTCGCCGGGCTGGTAAGTCAGGCGGTCGACTTCGTGGCGATTGGGCCAACGCATCCAAGCTTGCGCGGCGGGCATCTCACGAAACACCATGGCTCCATTAGGTCCGCGCACCGGCGTTCTGTAGGTGCGCGAGGCGAACCGACTTGAGTTCATGAAGGCTTGGACGGTCATGAGGCGATCCGTTTTTAAATCGGCCACCCTGTCTAAGTCGGCGACATACACAACCTCTTCGTTCAGGCGCAGAAACTCGGGCGGGTAGCCTTCGTCAGCTTCCTCGGATAGCTGGACGAACTCTTCGTTGGTGTGGGTCAGCAGGTAGTCGTCTAGGCCGACGTTCTCGCCCCTGGGGCTGGGCAGGCGCATCACGCGCACGCGAGCGCCCCGTGTGCGGAGCAGTTGGGCGAGGCGGTCTGTGGCCATGGCCACCTGGGGCTTCTGGGCGGCGTCGCTGTCGTAGGCGATGTAGACGCTGCGGTCCTGCCAGTTTATGGCTTCGAGTTCGGGGAGGAATTCTGTGTCCTTGGTTTTAAAGGAATACACGCCGCCGAGGCCGATGCAGGGGAAGTCGCGGAGGCAGGCGGCGATGGCTTTCTTTTCGCCCTCGGTTATGATTATGGGCTCTTCGATACGCTCGATGATGCCGCGCCAGGGCTGGCAGCGGGGGAAGTAGGCGCGCACGCCCGAGTCTGGGGGTTGGGAGTATTTGGCGAGGGGCTTGGTCTTGAAGCTCTTGGGCGGGTCGCCCAGGTATCTTATCCGGTAGAACGCACCGGTGTAGTCGTCTTCGTCGTCATCGCCCTCTCCCAGCTTGTCGTAGGGTATCACGAGCGCCGGGGCCGGGGCGAACATCGGGTGCAGGGCGTGGGCGTCGGGGGCGTAGCGCAGGCCGTGGGCGTGGGCGTCGGCAGGGGTTATGCCGCTGCGGGCAAGGTCGGCCAGGGCGCTGTCGGGCAGCGTGTGTGGGACAAGGCGCAGGTCAGGTGGATCTTTACGCATGGTTTCTCCCCATCCCCACCCACCAGCGTCCATACGAGGATACGAAATCTTCGGACAGATGCCGGGGGTGGGGGTAGGCAGCCTAGCACCCGGCTGCGTCCAAGCGCAAGGGGTTATTTTATCTTGGTTATTTCTGGTGTTCCCCCATCGAGCAGCGTCTGGTACGCCGCGTCGAAGGTTAGGACGCGTGGGTCCGATGCGCTGAGTGAGGACTTGCGGCCCCACATAAAGTGTCCCGGCGGTCTTATTAGTCCGATGTAGGTATACTCCCCACCTTCGGCGACGCCGACGAAGTGGATCGGTTGTCCGGGGTTGTAGTCACGCGGTCGGCTGACGCGGTAGCGGTATCGTCCAATTTGGACGAATACCTTGGGGGCGTGCAGCGTGGTCAACCACGACGGTGCGTCGATCAGGGCCGGCGTGCGGGGCGCGGGCGCCGGGGCCGATGGGCGTCCGCCCAGGCCGAGCGCCGCGCGCACTCTGGCCATGGCCAGGGCGTGAAGTTCTTCGCGGGTCATCAGCCGAATACGCCATGGAATATCAGTACGAGGATGCCCAGGCCCATGAGCAGCACGAGTGGACGCCACAGGTGGATCAGCAGGGGCAGCAGGCTAAAAAGGATTAGTAAGGCGAGCATCAGGCTTTGTCCTTGAGTTGGGCGGTCAGCAGGGCGACCGCTGCGGCGGCCGTCCCGCAGCGGTGCAGGATATCGGGGGCGTTGACGACCAGGGCATCTGGGTAGCCGAGACGGGCGAGCATCTTGGGGGTTAGGTCTTGGGCCACGCCGTAGCCGGGCGTCTCGAACGATCTATCGAGGCGCTCGCGCAGGGCGAAGCCGATCTTGCGAAAGCTCGCGGGGTGAGCGATGGCGAACGCCAGTTGGTCTAGGTCTAAAGGTTGGCTCGCGTGCTTGACGATCCAGCCGGTGCAGGTGTCCGCTGTACGGACGAGGCTGCTGTGGACCACGACCAGCTCTATGCGGCGGTTGGCCGCCTCGACGCTCTGTACGAACGCCGCCACGGCTATCCCGAAGTTCACGAAGCATTGGGCAGGGACGCTGGCGTTGGCGCTCATGTTCACGATCAAGGTCATAGGTGGGCCGTGGCGCGGGGTTTTTCTAACAGCGTACATGTTGTTAGGAACGCCCATGACGGTGTTGGGGACGTGCGGGGCGTAGCCGGCCACGCTCAGGCAGGTCTGGCGGCGCGGGCGGGCTGTTTCGGGGATTTTGTCCACGCCAGCTTTTATCTGAGCGCGGCCTTCGGGCCAGCCCGTCACGCTGGCGCGAAGCGCGTCGGCGTAGCTGAGGTTAAGGTCCCAACTCAGGCCGGTTTCGGTCTCGCTGGCGTCGTAGCGCCACGCGCGCGGCGTGCGGGCAAGGTACGTCAGCACGTCGTGGATGTCGTGGCCGAACAGGAGGTCTGGCTGTACGATCTTCATGCTGCGGCCCTCTCTACACGAGCGCGGCTGGCCACGTCCATGCCTTTCCAAAGCACCGCATTTTCCACTTTGGTCTGGGGCATACCCTGGCGCAGCAGGGCCGCGCCCTTTAGGGAAGCGCGGGGGCTGACGATATGCTCGACGTTTTCACGCTCAACGGCAGCGCGAACTCTTTGTACTCTTTGCACCCAGGCGGGGTGGTCAGGCACGAGGCGGCGTTCAAGGTGTTCGTCGTAGTCAACGTCGAATACCGCGAAGCGGTCCAGGCTCGCCGCGTCGATCTGGTTTCTTCCTACGTACTTGCGGTCAGCGCCGCGTCCGTAGGTGTTGCCTGCGGCGATGCAGTAGAAGTTTTCATGGACCTCGACCATGCCGTCGGGGAAGTCAACGGTCTCGCCAGGGTCGCTGGCGACCACGGCGTTGATCACGGTGAACACGTCGGGCTCCGAAGCGTCGAATTCGTCGAAGAGGAATACGCCGCCATTCTCAACGGCGTCACGAAACGGCGTGCGGTGGTAACAGCCGTGGCCGTCTTTGTATCCCAGCAGTTTGTGGTCTTGGGTCACACGAGCCGACATGTAGTAGGGCAGGCTCAGGGCTTTGGCGCATTGGCGGGCCAGTGTGGTCTTCCCGCTCCCAGCGGGTCCGACCAACATCGGGTTGGCGCGCGCTGCCAGAGCTAGGAGTATCTCTGGCAGCGCCGCGTGGGCGGTGGTTATCTCGACGGTGGGGCCGCCGCTGGCGGCGGTCACGTGCAGCGCGCGCGGGGCGAGCGCCTCTAGGGCCGTCTGCACCTGCTCGGGCAGCATGGCGTCTATCACGTCGACCAGGGCGTCGATCAGGGCCGGGGTGCTTTCGACCATGATGGTCGATATATCCTGGCGGGTCAGGGGTTCGGAATACATGGTACGTCTAGTCCTCGGGTCACGCGCCTTGGGCGGCGCACACCCTGGTTATAGCCCCGGCGGACGCCGGGGGCAAGGGGTTTGATATGTCATTTTTTGCCACACGCTTAAGTTGTTGTATCGGCTCGAGAATTTAAGGCTTTCGTAAAACTCTAAAAGTTTTTAGATCGTCTAAGTCGTTGTTTTGTTAGGTAGTTTTTGGGGTAGAATGCCACGTTTTAACAGAATTTTTCCAAATTGTTTTTATATGTGTGTGTGTGCATATCTGCGCATACAAGGCGCACACACTATGCTTCTATATATATATATATATTTATTATATAATAAGAATAATAAATATAATAAAAACAATAGCATAGGGTACCACAAACCTGGCGTTATCTGTGTTGCTTTCGGGGGGCAGTGGCGGTCTAGTCACTAGCGAATACAATAAGTTGACGGTTAGACAATTGGAGTTTCTTTGTGGCAGTTTAGACCGTGGACTTATGGTGTTCTCGGCGATTTGCCGAGATTGGTCGGCGTTTTGCCGAGCTTTTCTTAATAAGATTTAGCTCGATTTTGCTCGAAATGACGACTCAAAACGCTATTGGTAAGTGTCCGCTTACGGAACTTCTACCTTTTTTACACAAGATTTATAGTGGTGCAGCGGACGAGATTAGACAGAAATGACCGAATCCAACACCCTTCGCGAACGAGATTTACCTAAAATCTTATCATTTTTACACGTACAACACCCTTCGCGGACGAGTTTAGACAGAAATCATTCTGTTCAGTCTTTCCTGGTCAATCTTTCCAAATACAACACCCTTCGCGGACGGAAAAGACCAAAAATCATTCTGTTCAGTCTTTCCTGGTCAATCTTACTTGCCTGGAAAGACAGAATAGAAAGATATAGAGTATAGTCAGCTCCGCTCTACTCAAATACTGTCCGCCCTGGTCCAGGACACGCCGGACGGCGGCGGAAAAAATATTTTTGGTTGGGATGAGATTTTTGTTGCCAAGGGATTTTGGCCATGCCATAAACGCCTTGCCGCTTCGTGCATGTGCACCAGGCGGCAGGGTCACCCTGGCCCCACAAGGTACCTGTACAATGTCGAACGTTGCCAAAACCGCCGCCGTCGCCGCCGCCAAGGCGAAAGCCGCCAAGGGCGTTGCCACCAAGGTGGCTGCTGCGACCCCCGCCGCGCTTGCCAAGCCCGCCAGCGAGCCCGCCAAGGCCCCGGCTGGCGAGCCTGCCAAGCGCCCTGTGTTCGGCCCCGACGCGGCGCACTACGCGGCGCACCCGCTAACCAAGCGGGTTAACCCCGAGGGCGCGCGCGAGCCGCACGTTGCCAAGGCGAGCCGCAAGGGTAAGCACATGGGCGGCGCGAACCGCAATTATAAGCCGGGCCACGTGCAAAACGAAGCCCGCGAGGGCACCTATCGTAAGTACATGCTCGACGTAATACTTGCGCACCGCAGCACACATGCGGCAATTGCTGCGTACGATGCTAAGCCGTGGCCCGACCTTCGGCCGCTCGACGGTACGAACTGCTTTACGTGGGCGGCAAAGCAAGGCTACATTGTTTGGGTCGAGTAGCCTAATACTTGGGCCGGGCTTTTGCCCGGCCCTTTTTTTGCCCTGTATGTTTGCAATATGCAACATCGATTACATACACATTACTATGTGCTTTACTAGCATTACAAATAGGGTGGTATGGGTATACTGTATAGGGGGTATAAGGGGCAAGTACTCGCCCCCCCTTAACCCCCCCTTAGACAGAACACCCCCACCACAGAGTTTGCACTTTGCTGCGCCTTCGTCACCCCCTTGCAATCCGCCCCGAACCCGGCTATGCTCTCTGGCCATGTCACGTCTGGCCAGAATTCCCCTCCCTTCCCCCCGGGCGCCCGCGCCTGTTCCCCCCGCGCCCGCGAGATATTACGCCGAGGGGCCAGAACGGGACGCCACCCCCGAGCAGATCAACACGGAGCTCACTCGTCTGGCGTTCGCCAATGTCGCCGATATCATCAGCGTCGCCCCCGACGGCAGACCCATCATCGACCTCAGTGCGACAAGTCGCGAGGCGCTCGCGTCCATCGCGTCCATCTCTTCGACGACGCGGACCACCTATGCGCCGGACGGGCGCGTGGTGGCGGTCGACACCACCACCCGCGTCCAGTTGGCCGATAAGCTCAAGGCCCTTGAACTTCAAGGGAGAACCCTCGGCATGTTCAAGCCCGTAGAGTTACATGTAACTCTAGACCTTGCCGACCGCCTGCTCGCCGCCCGTGAGAGATTACGCCATGTCGACAGCCCAGCATCTCCTTAACCGCGTCAAGGTTTTCACCCCGACCGTCGGGATTGGTCCCGTGGCGCTGGGGGTCAAGTACTCCCAGGCGTACAACGACTTCACCATGGCCGCCGCCGTCGATCAGCAGTCATACTACTATCTTATCGAAGATGGAAACAACGCCGAGTGGGGTGTAGGGATTTACACCCTCTCCTCCCAAACCTTTACGCGCGCGCCCACGGGCGCGATATACAATGGCGTGTTTTCCACGAACCAACTTCCCCTCAGCGGCAACGCCGTCTTATCCATCACCGCCCAGGCCGCCAACTACGATGGTCCTCCGGGTCCCACCGGCCCGGCGGGCGTGCAGGGTCCCGTGGGTCCCCAGGGCGTGCCGGGTCCTACCGGTCCCCTCGGTCCCGCAGGCCCTGCGGGACCGCAGGGCGTCCAAGGTCCACTCGGCCCCGTGGGTCCCACGGGCCAATCTGGCCCCGCCGGGCCGCAGGGCCCTCAGGGCACGGTCGTCATCGCCGTCTTCTCCCAGGCCCCGGCCAACCTCCCCTCATCAGGCCTCATCCCCGTCGGATTCTTCGACGGAACGTATCCTACGTCCCCTTACCAGATGACCCAGGGGCAGGCCCTGGAGTACTCTTCCAACAGCCACATCTGGGTGTACACGCCGGGCGCGAACCCCCAGAATTGGACAGACGTGGGCACGTTCGTGCCCGGCAACCTGGCCACCGCGCCATCGGTGATGGGCAACCCCTCCCCAACCGGAGGGCCGATCACCCCCATACCCATGACCCCGGCCCAGACGAAGACCATGCTCGCCATCGCCGCCCCAGACGTCACGTCGGGCGCGTTTCCCGGCGGGGCGTATTCTTTCCCCGGAACCGTGACATACTCTTACGCGCCGACCAGCGCCAACACGCCGGGGGCCATTGCGCTGGATGCGCCCGTGGGCACGGAGCGTTCCATCGATTGGAAGACCTCTGGGTCTATGCGCTGGCAACTCTACGCGGGCACGCTGGCTGAGTCAGGCTCCGACGCCGGTTCCAACTTCAATCTCGGAAGGTTCCACGACACCGGCGTCTTCATCGACAACCCGCTGTTGATCAACAGAGCGACGGGCCAGGTCAACCTGCTCAGCCCCGGCGGTCTGTCGGTGACAGGCCCGGCGGTGTTCGCCGCGAACGCCTCCATAGGCGGCGCTCTGACGGTGTCGGGCGCGGCCACGCTGACGGGTTCCGTCAGCGCCGGCGCGGTGACGGCGACCAACGCCGTCACCGTCAACGGCCCCCAGGCCACGTCTCGTGGACTATTTCTACAGACCAATGGCTCCGCGCGCTGGAACCTGTTCGAGAACACCGTCGCCGAGGCTGGCTCCGCCACCGGCTCGGATCTGGTGCTCAACCGGTTCGACAACACCGGGACTTATCTTGGCGACGCTCTGGTCGTCACCCGTTCCACGGGCAATATCCTCTTAAATTCCACGGGCGGCGGCCAGACCACCGTCAACAACGGCCAGCTCAACGTCAACGGCGCGGCGGCGACCACCCGCGCCTTGGATTTTCAGACGAGCACCTCCCTCCGCTGGCATTTCCAGGTCGATTCTTCCCCTGAGACCGGCGGCAACACCGGGTCTAACCTGTATATCCAGCGCGCCGCCGACAACGGTGCGATCATCGACGGGCCCCTCGCCATCTCGAGATCCACGGGTCTCGTGAGCCTGAACCAACTCGCCGTCAACGGTACGGCCACGATCACCGGCCTCGCGACCATCCGCGATGCGAGCGGCCCGGTCACCCTGACCTTCGACGGTCCAGGCGGGACCGGAAACTACCGGGGAATCAACTACACCACCAACGGCGTCACCCGCTGGTTTCTGATCGCCGACGGCGCGGCCGAGAGCGGGTCGAACGTCGGCTCGAATTTCGCGATTAACCGCTACGCCGACAGCGGCACGATGATCGACCAGCCGCTGACGATCAACCGCGCCACGGGCGTCGCCAACTTTGGTCAAATCCCTACCGCGCCGACGCCCGGCAAACAGACCAACACGCAGTCCGTCAACCTGACGCAGGTCGCCACCATGCAGGCGCTCACGCAGCGCGGTCTCGCGGCCGGCGCGTTCACCACGACTTCTGGTTCGGTCTATCCCGGTTTTGGGAATTGGAGCGGCGGCGTCATTCGTATGACGGCGGCCGGCACCATTTTCCTGCCGGGCGACGCCACCGGGGGCACCTACACTGTCCTCAACACTTCCTCGGCGACCGTAGGCGTGGCGGGCGTCGATAGCGCTCACAGCCAAATCCCGACCGGGGGGGCGGCGATCTATGCAGGCGATGGCAGCGGTTCGATGTGGTGCATCGCCAGCAGCGGCGGCGGCGTGGCCGCCGCCAATGGCTGGCAAATGATGCCCGGCGGCGTGGTGATGCAGTGGGGTAAGAGCGGCAGCGTCGGGGCCAACAGCGCCACCGGCGGCGCGGTGACGTTCCCCTTAGCCTTCCCGGCCAACGTCTGGTCTATCGTGCTCACCCCCGCCCAGGGCATGGGCACCGGCGGCATGAGCTACTACTACATCTACACCCAGAGCCTTACCGGCTTCACTATCTTTAATGGCGCGCCCAGCGCGGGCGCGTACAACTGGATCGCGTTCGGCAACTAGGAGAACCCCCATGCCCTGGACCCCCGAGCAGTTCAAGTCCCGCCACGCCAAGGACTTGTCCAACAAACAGGCCAACCATGCGAGCCGCATGGCCAACGCCATGCTGCGCTCAGGCGCAGACGAAGGCGTGGCCATCGCCACGGCCATCAAGCGCGCCAAGAACCAGAAAGGCGGCGCATGACCGCTACGACGTCGCCTGCAACGGTTCCGCTGGCCGTCAGCGGGCAGTACCCGCCCGACTTTGTGCGGCCCACGGTGGCGGGCGCGTACGCCGAGCGTACGCTTATGGTCCCCGACGACGAAGGTCGGGAACTGCTCGTTCCATTGGAGAAAGTGTGATCCCATGGCTCTGCAATGGCCGCCCAAAGATCCTGACGATATGTTGGATTATACCTTAGACTTTAGTCTATGGCTCAATGGGGACGTGATATCCAACGCCAGCAGCACCGTCGACTTCGCCACGTCGGCCTCTCTCTCGGTGTACAAGGTCGACTTCAGCAGCGGTGTCAAGGTTATATCATGGCTACAGGGCGGTACGTCGGGCGATATCGCCAGCGTCAATGTCATCGCCTCGACGTCCCTGGGCCGGACCAAGGAAGTCACGGTCGTGCTGCCGATAATGGATAACTAGCCGATGCCCAGGGCCAAGAAGAAGGTGGAGCCGCCAGTCGCCGCAGCCGCCATCGATGCTGAAGAAGAACTTGTCAACGACATGGCGAAGTTCTATCTAGACCCGTACGGCTTCGCCGTCTATTCCTTTGCCTGGGGCCAGGGCGAATTGCTCAAATGGTTCCTCGACGATTGGCAGATTGAGGAACTCAAGGCTATTCGCGATGAACTCCAACTCATTCGGGCCAACGAGGAAACCCAAGACGATCCTTTATTCTACGCGACCAAGGCGGGCCACGGGGTGGGTAAAAGCGCCATCATCGCCATCATCATACTTTGGCTGATGTCTACGCGGCCACATTTCGCGGGCGTCGTGACGGCCAACACCAAGGAGCAACTGGTGCGCAAGACGTGGCGCGAACTGGCCATGTGGCACCGCCGCTGCATCACTAATCACTGGTTCACGTACAACGCCACGTCTTTCCACCATGTCAAGCACACCAACACGTGGCGCATCGACGCCACGCCTTGGTCCGAGCATAATTCGGAAGCGTTCGCGGGCCTCCACAACGGTGGAAAAGGCCAGGCGATGATCTTCGACGAAGCCTCGAACATCGCCGATGTGATCTGGGAAGTCGCCGAAGGCGCGATGTCCGATCCCGATGCGTTCTGGCTGGTCTTCGGCAACCCGACGCGGCGCACGGGCCGGTTCGCGGAGTGCTGGGGAAGATTCTCGCGCCGTTGGCGCAAGTTCACGGTCAACGCCATGCACGCCAAGGCGGCCAACAAGCGTCGCATACGCGAGATGATAGAGGACTGGGGCATCGACAGCGATTATGTGCGGGTGCGCGTGCTCGGCGAGTTTCCGCAACAAGATGTGTCGACCCTCATCCCTAGTGATTGGCTCGACCGCGCCTTGAACCGTAGGGTTCAAGGGCACGAGCAGTACCGTCCGGTGTGGGGCTTGGACGTGTCGAGGTTCGGCGATGACCGCACGGCGCTGTGCAAGCGCCGTCAGCGCATGCTGATGGAGCCCATTGTCGTCTGGCGTGGCCTGAACTTGATGCAGACGGCTGAGCGGGTGGCGACGATTTGGGACGAAACATCGGAAGACGAAAAGCCCGCCGCCATCTGCGTTGACGCCATCGGCGTCGGCGCGGGCGTCGCCGACCGGTTGAATGAGATGGTCGGCGAGGGCCGCCTGGGCGAAACCGTGATCGTCGCCGTCAACGTCAGCGAAAGCGCCAGCGTGAGCGACATCTACGCGCGCCTGCGCGATGAACTATGGTGGAAGGCGCGCAAGTGGTTCGAGGGGCTCAACACGTCTATGCTAATGGACACCCGCGCAGCGGGTAACATTGCGGATATCGACGACGATGATGATCTTATTGATCTACTCGAAAACCGCACCGCTCGAGAAGCTCCAATTAGTGACGAACTACGCGATATTCTATTCTCATACCTTCAGAATGGCAAAATCAAGCTTGAAAGCAAGCAGGATACCAAAGATCGTTTGGGGAAGTCGCCAGACCTTGCCGATGCTTTTGTACTGACGTTCGCCTTCCCTGATGTGGTGATGTCCGTCGCCGACAACGATAACCGCCGCTACAGTGGACGTTATCGAGGCTGGACGGGTGTGACGGCTTGGAGCGCATAAGATGTCGATGATTTATGAAGACACAGGCGGCCTGCCCAGCATGTGGGGTGACGCCAACGATGGCACGGACGCCAACGCCGATTTCCTGGGTGGGTCTACCGACAAGGATAAGCTGCCGTCGTACCAGCGGCTGAAGAAGATGGTGCAGATCGCCCACCGTCATCGGCGGGCGTGGCGCATCGAGGCCAAGCGCGCTTACGATTTCGTGGCCAATGACCAGTGGTCGGAGGAGGACCTGCGTAAGCTGCAAGAGCAGAACCGCCCGGCGGTGTCTTTCAACAGGGCTGCGCCGATCATCGAGGCGGTGTGCGGCCTGGAGGTCAACAACCGCCAGACGGTGGCCTACCTGCCGCGTGTGCAAGGCGCGACCGGCGTGAACGAGGGCTACACCGCCGCAGGCCGCTGGATTAGGGACGAGTGCCACGCCGAGGATGAAGAGAGCGAGGCGTTCAAGGACATGGTGATATGCGGTGAAGGCTGGACCGAAACCGCGATCATGTACGACGACGTGCCACGGGGCAAGATCATCGAGCGGCGTATTGACTCTATGGAAATGGGCGTGGACATATCGGCCATGCGCGCCAACTATGAGGACGCCAAGCTCATCTACCGTGTCCGTTACATGGAGCCTGAGGATGCCGAAGCATTATTTGATGATAAGTACGACGCCAATGTTATTCACGCCCGGTGGCTGGAAGACGAGGATACCCCTGTTGACGGCGGAATGGGCAATAAGCGCGATTACCCATCGTCCACACGTGAGGCGCTCCTCGATGATGTGGGCAACCGTCGTAAGGTTCGGGTCGTCCAGGTCCAATGGTGGGATCGTGAACCCTGGTTTCTGGTTGCGCAGGAAGGAGCCCAGGATCTACAGGAAATGTCAGCGCCCGACTTCGTCCGCTACAGCACCCGCGTCGACGCGCTCAAGCAGAATGACGACGCCAATCAGGCGGGATATCAAAAGGCCCTGCGCGCGCATGGACGGGCAATGGCGTCCCATGAGAACGATCTGGCCACGCATGCGCGTGGGCTCGCTGATGGCTCTATAGGCATGGACCAACCGCTGCCGCAGACTCCGATGCCACCGGCCGACCCTGGGCCGCCGATGGCGCCTCGTTTCCAGCACGTGCAGGTGAAGCGCAAGGTCTACTACGAAGCGTTCCTGGGCACGGACCTGCTCGACTGCAAGAAAATGTCGATGCAGGAATTTCAGTTCAAGTGCATGACGGGCAAGCGCGACCGCACGCATCGATCCTTCTATGGGCTGATGCGCGACATGTTCGACCCGCAGATGTGGGCGAACAAGTGGATGTCGCAGACCATGCACATCATGAATACCAACGCCAAGGGCGGCATCATGGCCGAAACCGACGCGTTCGTGAACGTGCGCAAGGCTGAGAAGGACTGGGCCGACAATACCAAGATCGTGTGGGTCAAGCCAGGCTCGCTGACTAAGAAAAAGATACAGGAACGCACCGCGCCGCCGCTGCCGCAGGGCCTGGGCGAGTTGATGCAGTTCGCTCTGAGCGCGCTGCGCGACGTGACGGGTGTGAACCTTGAGTTACTCGGCCAAGCCGACCGTGAACAGGCCGCCAGCCTGGAAATGCAGCGTCGCCAGAGCGCCATGACCATACTGGCGACGATGTTTGACAGCTTGCGCCGGTACAGGAAGGCGCAGGGGCGCTTGATGCTCCATTTTATCCAACTTCTGCCCAACGGCACGCTGGTCAGGGTGCTCGACCAGGGACAATATCAGTATATTCCACTCATGAAAGACCCCTCGGTCGAGCATTTCGACGTGATTATCGACCAGACGCCGACCACGCCTGACCAAAAGATGCTTACGTGGTCCTTGACGCTAGAAATTCTGCGCAGCGGCATTCCGCTGCCGCCGCCGGTGCTTATGACGCTGCTCAAGTACAGCCCATATCCCGAAAATGTCGTGCAGGAGGTCATGAACGCGGCGGGCATGGGGTCGACGATGCCTCCGGCGCTGTTGCAGCAGAAATTGCAGCAGGCGGAAGGCGCGCTACAGCAGATGCAGAAGGCGCTTACTCTGGCAGAGTCCGAAACCAAGAAGGTCAAGGATAGCCAAGTGGTCAAGGGCGCGAAAGTCACGGTCGAAGCCTATGACGCTGAAACACGACGCCTGCAAGCTGAGTTGACCGGGGCCACGGCGCAACTCAACACGCAAGCCATGGCTATCGTCAAGGCTGCTGAAGCCAATATTCCTGAGCCCAGCGCAAATGGGAGCCCAGGAACCCCAGGCGCGGGCATCGACATACCCGGCTTGGCTCAGAGCTTGAGCACGGTGTCTCAACTGCTACAGCAACTCATTCATCAATCCGACGGCGGCTCGGTGATGAACCCAGGCGGCGGCGGCCCGCCCATCTTAGCCCAGCGCATGACCCCGGCAAAGATCGCTGCCGTCACCGCGCTTGGTCAGCAAGGACCACCCAGCGTATAGGAGAAAGCTATGTCAGACACCTACACTCCAGAGGAACTGGACTTATTCCAGAGCGAAGGCACGCCCGTCGAAGACGTACCCTCGGCTCCTGCGTCGGAGGAAGCGCCCAGCCAGATGGAGCTGGACCTTCGCGACGCCCCCGCGCCCAAAGCGGGTGAGGAGGTCATCGTCGAGCCGACCACGATAAGGATGGTGCGCGACCCCGAGACGGGTAAGTTCGTCGCTAAAGATCCAACATCTCCTTCTGCCGCCCCACTCACGGCGGGAGCGACCCCGGAGGCGGCGGGCGGTCCGGCGCCGACACCGCCTTCGGGGTTTGTCCCTCACGCCGCGCTCCATGCGGAACGGGCGAAGACGGCTGATGCGCTGCGCAACCTGCATCTTCTGCAGACGCGCACCAACGCTCTGCTGACTGAGCGCCAGCCCGAACAGTTCCAGATGCCCGACATGCTCGCCGAGCCCGAGAAATATCTTGAGGCGCTGCATGCGCGGCTTTCGGCTTACGAGCGTGGTCAGCAGACGGCGGCGATAATCAGCGAGCAGGATAGGGCGCTGTCGCAAGACGAGGCGATGTTCACGCAGTACGTGCCCGACTACAATCAGGCCAGTGCGTTCTACGTGAACAGCCGGGCTCAAGAGCTTGTCATGTTCAATACGCCTGAACAGGCCCGCGACATACTGACGAACGAAGTCCGATCGATTGCTGCGGAAAGCTGGCGGCGCGGCATACCCGCCGCCGAGAGCATATATAGGCTTGCGCAGGCGCGCGGGTACGCGACCGCGCCCCCAGGCCCAGGGGGTGCGTCCCAGGCCGCCACGCCCGCCCCCGCTGCGCCACAGCCGCAGTTAGGCAGGCCCCCGGCCCGCCCTACGCCCCCGGCCAATGGCCGGATCGATCCAGCCGCCGTCGTCGCCAGCATTCACGAGGGACAGCAGGCTTCTAGGTCTTTATCAGGTTCGGGGGCTGGCGGCGCGGCGCAACTCAACGCCGATGCGCTTCTGCAGATGAGCGATGAGGAATTCGCCGCCTATTTGAAGCTTGGCCAGGGCAAGAGCTCTAATGACCGGTTCAGGGAAATCGCCGGGTTTTAGGGGCTTGCGCTGGCGTTTGCGCCGTGCTATAGGGTGGGCGCGTCCTACGGCCCAGGCAAGGCGCTTGTCCTCGCCCCTCATTGGGCAATCGAAAATCTTGGGCCGTAGGTCGCTCCGTACGCCTCCGTACGATACAGGGGGCCGGGGTCGCCGCCCGCAACGGGCTTCCGCCTTCTCCTGGCGCAAGGGAGAACAATCCATCAACACGCGCCAAAGGAGATAGACCTTGGTCCAGACTACCTATGGCCCCAATCACCCAATGGCGGTGAAGCTGTGGGCGAAGCGGCTGTTCATCGAAGCCTTGCGCGAGACATTCGTCCAACGCTTCATCGGCAGCGATGAGAAGAACTCTATCGTCTACATGAAGGACGAGACGAGCAAGTCGGCGGGCGACACCATCACCGTCGGCCTGCGTGTCCAGCTGCAAGGTTCCGGCACCGCCGGTGACGCGCCGTTGGAAGGCAACGAAGAAGCCCTGAGCATCTACGCGACGAGCCTGATCATTGATCAGCTTCGTCACGCCGTGCGCTCGGGCGGCAAGATGTCGGAACAGCGCGTGCCCTTCTCGGTGCGCCAGGAAGCTATGGATGGCTTGAAGGACTGGTGGGCCGACCGGCTCGATACCTGGTTCTTCAACCAGATGTGCGGCTACACGCCGCAGACCGACGTGCGCTTCACCGGTATGCAGTCGATCATAGCGCCGGACACCTACCATCAGACGTGGCCGAACGCCAAGACCAACGATCAGTCGTTGGTGGCGGCGGACAACCTTACGCTACAGATGGTCGATCAGGCTATTGCCCACATCAAGACCAATTGGGCGGGCATCGCCTCGGGCCTGGTTCCCATCCGGCCCATTCGCTACAAGGGTGGTGAGTACTTCATCTTGTTCATCCACCCGTTCCAGACCTACCAGCTTCGCCAGCAGACTAACCCCGGCCAGTGGGCTGATATCCAAAAGGCCCGCGTGATCGGCGGCGAAGGGTCGCGGAACAACCCCATCTTCGAAGGTGGGTCCTACGTCGGCATCTACAACCAGTGTGTGATCCATGAGGACGCCCGTGTGCCGTTGGGGGTCAATACGACCAACAACAACGGGATCGCCAACGTGCGCCGCGCCGTGATCGCCGGGGCGCAGGCCCTGACTATCGCCACCGGCCGCGACGAGGGTACGCCCGAGAAGGTGAAGTGGGTCGAGGAACTCTTCGACTACAACAACCAACTCGGCGTGTCGGCGGGCCTGATCGGCGGCATGAAGAAGATGACGTACAACGGCTACGACTTCGGGACGTACGTTCTGTCAAGCTATAGCCCGCCGCCATAACCGCAACCGTCGTCTTAAACGAAGAAGGCGAAACCGCAACTCATTTACGCAAGGACTAGGAGAAATGACTCTTACGACACCGCGTGCAAATGTTTCTCAGCAGACTAACTTTCTGCGGAGGCATTGCGACGCTTCTACAAACTCTGCTGGCCAATGGGTCATGCCCAATGGTCTTCCCGCTGGCGCTGTGATCGTCGGGGCGGTGGTGTCTGTCACCACCGTATTCAACGGCACCACGCCGCACGTCACGGCGGGCGTTGTCCCTGGCGGAACCAGCATCGTTGGCGCGGCGGAGGCCAGTGGCGCGGCTCTGGGCAGCGCCATCTGCGTCGGCTGGGCGACCGGCGCGCAGGTTGCCGCCACCGCTGACCAGGACGTGTATATCAACGTGACGGGCGCTCCCACTCTCGGCGTTGCCGATGTGGTGATCGAGTTTGCCCCGAACATCGACGGGTAGGAGGAACCGATGGCCTTTGTAAAGACAGCCCCGGCCGCTTACACGGTGGTCGACATATCGGGATATTCCCGACAAGACCAAGATGCCCTCAAGTCCGATGCGCTCAAGGGTGGCCATCTGTATGGTCTCACCATCGTCGAGTACATCGTACAGGGCAACGTGACCAGCGCGATCTTCGGTCACTACAACGACGATGCGGCCAAGAAGCTATGGGCGGAAACTCAGAAAGAGCTGACCAAAGTCCCGACGCCGCCGCCGTCTCCGACCGAGCCGCTGTCGCAACATGCGCTGGCGGCCGAGCCGGGCGAGGAAGACGAAGAGGATACGCCGCCATCGCGCGGCGGTCCGCCGCGTCGTCGATAATCTGGGGAGGCCCGTGGCATGGGTAACTTAGCGATCCCCACCTTTATCTCGGAGGCTACGCGCATTGCCGCCGAGTTGCGTCGGACGAACCTGACTTACGAGATCAAGCAGGCGATCAACGACGCAATCACCGAGG